CCGTGGCCATGCTCCATGGTGCCAGCGAGAGAGAAGTCCAGCTACTCTTGGGACATAGCACAGACCGGATGACGAAACGCTACACGGCCACCATAACCAGTGAGAATGTGGTCGTCAGGCATAGCCAATTCTCACCAGTGGATAAGATGTACCTGAAATAAAAAAGTCCCCCTCTCCTTTGAAGGGCTTTGTATCATAAGTGCCTTTTGTATCAAAAGTCAGGTGGTTGTATCAAAAGTGCTTAGAGTGAATTTAAGAAATCCTCAAGCAATAAAGCTGAAAAGACAGCAGCAGTGCCATATTCAATTCTACGATACTGGTCTGAACCTGTTTCTATCCAATGAATACCGTCAAGCACAAAAATCTTATAGGCGTTTCCCGAACTATTTGTGGCTAAATTCATACCATCGTCAAAAGCCCTGCCCTGATTCCCCCCAGTAGATGACAAGAACTTGGCTTCACCTACAATATATCTATTATTTGACTTCGCCACTATGTCTGGTCTTTTTGATATGCCTACACCCATTACAGTATTGCAAAAATTCCTAGCATCTAGTTCCGATGCATCCAACATCACGACACCAGTGTGGGAAGCCCGAAATTCCATAAGGCTTACCCATCTAAAATTATTTCTTGCCCAATCCCTAAATTGGTTACCCCGCCTTGTATTTGCCTCTTTGGGTTGGGTTACTCCCGCTACTACTCCCTCGATACCCATAGAATATAGATTATCAGTTATCCTTTGAACTGTTACAGGGTTTCTTTGAATTGCGCCTCTGTCGGTTCGTAAGAAGGCTGTGTAAGATTCTTTGCCATAATATCTGTGTCCTGATACAATCTATATACGAATTAGGGCTTGAACCAACCTTCTGGACTTTTGATACAAAAGAGCCAGTTGTTCCAAAAGTCCTCTCGAATGTGGGGTTTTGATACAAAGCCTCTTAAAACTCATTCTGGTGGCTCTGGCAGTATCTCTAGGCTTACGGCCGCCTTCCGTTCTGTAGTTTGAGGTAAGTAATCAGTTCGGTTATCGCCTTCGTATTATCTTCTCTGGTCTCCTGGTCTTTCTCCAGTAGAGCAGATAGCCTGTCTTCCGTGAACTTCTTTGAATCGCGCCACATCTTCTCGGTCGCATTCCGATCCCGCCGGTACATCAGGAATATCAGGGTAGCGATAAGACCGCCGACTCCGCCAATTTGAGCAGCCAATTGAATTAAGTCTATCATTGCTTACATCCTCACAACTTTACAGCCTCCAAAGAGTAATGTAGTTCAGGTTTCCCGGTGCCCTCATCAAAGACTTCTAATTCCTGAATGGCTCTTACCAGGACGGTATGCTCTGTACCAAACCTATCGCCCAAAGTGCAAACCTTATCCCTTAAACCATCTATGAAAGTCCTTATGGCGTCATAGCTATAGCTCGGAGTTGCAACATGATTACCCTTGAGTAATAAGCCATTAGCACATCTAACCGTATGCCTGAATCGGGATACCGAAGGAAATATGGTCAATGCCTTCAGGTTGTGGTACTTCAGCACCGGCGGTACAGTATCGCTATCCCCGACAAAATCAAACCTCAGATTCATCATGGTTTCTTCAATATTCGTAAATGCCTCTGTCTGCTCAGGACTGGTATCCAGTTTCTTGAGCAGGTCAAAGCTAGCACCATCATCAGTAGAGTAATAAGCGTTTATGTAGTTTGTGCCTGACAAATTTAGAGACCTTGTAAAAAGCTCCAGCCACCTTTTATCTACCGCATAGAGCAGGCTCATGTATCTCGGTGTCCAGAGTGAACCGGCAGTATGAAATTTATAACCACTGTCAGCAGTGGCATCTTTGGTTACCGGTAGATAAACCTTGTAAACACTCTCTCCCGTAGCAGTTGAACCAAGATATAAGTATGGTCTACCCTCTACACTAGAGACAAAAGCTATGGCAACACCAGTCAGGTCAATGCTTCTTATCTCATGCCAAATCCACCTTGTCCTACCCGAGATATACTCCCACCTACCTGCCAGGATAGCTAAATCATTAGCCCCTCGCTCAATGATTGCATAGACCCACTGCTCATCATGCGCCCTGGCGACACACTCATAGGCATACTGTGATATACCGGGGGCTGAATCGGAAGGTGTTACTTCTGTGAGCGTAGAGCCGTCTATTTCCCATTCCTGCTGATTACCCATCCTGAAGTAGAGACGGTTCCTGAAGACATCGCTGTTTTTACCCGCATCAGCATGAGCAATTGTGACTAAAGAGGGGAATGGTTGCACAATAGCGCCGGCACCATCTTCATAATAAGGTCCATCCTCTTTCAGGCAGTAAAGATAGCCAAGGTAAGACTCCATATCGTTGACATCATAGGCAGCCTCACCGACCAGGATTTCGGCAGCCCAGGGACCAGCGATAGGATCAGTAGCCTTCCTAATCTTGTTGGGTAATTTTAGTTGCCATAAGTCAGTACCCACCTTGCAGAAACTATCCGCTTCACCATTATCCAGGGCAGTTTGGGTAAAGTCTTCGGCAGCATCCATGTACCAGTATTTATTGGCTGCTGCTACAGCGATGTAAAGGTAATCATCAATAAAGGCTACAATGTCGGTGATGACTTGTGGTAAAGTATGAACGTGCTCAAACTCATCACCCGCTCCATTTAGTTTGGAAATCATATCCCCAGATGCAAAGTATATCTCGCCATTAAAATTGGCGAATGCCACCGGGGTCGGATTGGGGAATGTTGTCACTGTTAATGTAGCGTCATCAAAGTAAACATCTATTGGGTTAGTACTCCGTATCCTCAATCTTAGTCTGGTTGCGGCATCATCTAATGTCCTCGTAACTGTAAGCTGTTTCCATGCTATGGAGGCGTCAGAGGTGCTAGTAACACCGACTCCATCATCAATTTGTATGTAGGAAGTTCCAACACCGACACACTTTATCCAGCACTTAAAAACAAATTCCCTGCCCCTATAAGCACTGTTCCACGTAATATCCTGATAAGCCGCCGAGGGGTCTGTGCTGCCGACATGCCATGAATAAGTACCGCCATGCTTATCTACGTTACTACGTTCCGCATCACCATATTCAGTTGTCCAATCCGAGTCCAGCTCAAAGTCAGCATTAACTATTGTGGGGGTAGTTTTGACGGGTATTGTAACTGAATCTATCTTCGGTCCCGGATAAGCCTTACCCTTACACCTCAAGTCTACATTCTGGCTTCTGAGATAGCGCAGTATTTGAAACGCCGCATCATCCTCAACCTCAAACTCCAATGCCCCCAAGCCACCGTGCATATACCGGTGAGAAATTACCTTGGATATATCTGGGCTCAGATTGGCATAAGAAATATCACCTGCTGCAAAGCTGTCAGGTAAGGCTCTCTCGTCATCCCGGCGCCAGACCTTGGTCTTATTACGGTTTTGAGCCAGCATAAACCCCAATTTGGTTGCCCCAGGTTCGATGTAGTAAATGTCGTACTTATTAAGAAGACTATCTATAGCCATTATTCACCCCAGTCAACATAAGCATTATGGTCAACATAAGCATTATGGTCAAATTGCTCTACCATCTTTGGCATCCACAAGTTTCGGTATGTCGTGTAGACTGCTTCCCTGTATTTATTCGCCAATGCCTGTAACCTGTCCGTGTCCCCGCTACTGATGTCATTGGCTTGCCGTGTATAAAATTGGTAAGCCGCCTCACAATAAAGCAGCCTGACTCTTCTATCCTCTAAGGTTATGGTATCGGTCGGGTCGGAGACCTCCTCTAGTTTACCTTTCGCCTCTATAATCCAGGTCTGGTCATCCACCGAAATACTCTCGGGGAAGTATATCTGCCTGTCTCCAGCTAGACTCTCGATGATTTCCCATTCCAGTTGGCGGGACCGCCTGGATACGCTATCCGCTTTTAAGCCCACCCAGATTACCCGGGCATTGCCTATGGTGGCACCGAGATTAAAATACTTGCCGGACTTAGCCACCACCTTTGCGTTAGCCGCTGTAGTGTAGGCATTGGTCAGATTAGCTGTCATCGTGAGCTTGTTTGTGGCTGCTGCAATAGACAAAATGGTGGCATCTTCAGAGGCATCATCATCTACAACCGTAACCTCTTGCCCGACAAAGAACAAGGTGTCATCGGTGATTTCTACTTCAGCTTGTGCGGCGGCCGCATCATCAGCCAGGTCATCCTGCCCCAGACTCTCAAAGACTATCTTTTTATAGAGCTTGGGGTAGATAGAAAGCAGGGCGTCATTTAGAGCATCTATAATATCCTGAACATTGCACTTGTGGATTTGAAACTCACTGTCAGCCAGTGGTACGGAGGAAAAATCAAAGTAAGGCACAACCTTTCCGGCGTATATCGTAAGTGGTAAATGCCGGTTGTAATCCAGCCTTTCCTCATTGGCCAAGAGAAGAACTGAAGCCAAATCGGTGGCATCTGCCAAGCTAATCAAATTGAATGTGTCAGAAACTACATGTACCCCTGCCTGACTTCGATGAGCATTAAAATCAGCCTTAATTTCATTGGCCAGAGTTAAAGCAGAAGCCAGGTCATCAGCATCAGCAGAGGCAACAGCGTTAGCGCCATCAGCTCCAACGTGGATTGCGGCATCTGCAATGTGAATATTATAGTCTGCCTTTATCTCATTAAGCAATGTTTCTACGGAGCTTTGGTCAGTGGCTGTATCCGCAGTTACTACATTGGCTGTGTCTGCTGTTTCGTGAATCGTAAGACTGTCACGAAGGAAGTCCTGTATCTGCCTGATGTCCTCTTGAGCCGCCCCCGAAGTAATGTAAATCCAGAAGTTATCATTGAAGTAATCATCTGGATATTTGGCTAACTGCATATCGTAAAGGGCGTTCACCAATCCATTTGAAGAAGCTATACCATCTTGCGGAGTCCGGGGAATTTCCATCAGCTTGGTGAAATTCCCGAATCCTTCAATTAGAACCGAAAGTGCTATCGTATTTTGAGCCATAGTTTACTCCTTATATTTCTACTTCAGGTTCGCAGGGTAGCCCCTCATCATGCCGGCAAATATGGTAAGATGCCCTAACCGTCATCTCCTCGTTTACGTTGCCCTCATTGATTTTTGAGGCAAAGGACTTGAGCTTCTTGATATTCTTCTTTATCTCAGGCAAACTTGATTCCAATGCGCTGGGTATCGGTTCTTTCACCGCAAGGCAAATTCTGAAGAAGATGTAACTCATTAACGATACCTCCATTTAGTAGCCAAATAAATATTCTGGACTTCGATAAGACTTACAACTCGATTATAAACCCATACCTCTCCGAAAGTACCATTAGCAGGAATGTCACCCTCCTCTCTATCGCCGATTAGAAGAGATACTGTATTGTCTATTGTTAATCCCCCCAATGTATCCTCTGAGGAGGTACTTGCGAAAACTGCATCGTTTCTATATATAATTACACCAGCCGATGCTCCCCCACCATCATAGGTGAAACCGACTAACTGGAATACATCCTGGGTAATGGCAGCATCAGAATCTACAACTATTCTTTTCCGTGCTATTACATTAGTATTGATAATGGAAGCGGTTAACTTGCCAGCATTAGTCTGTAGGAATGCGTACCCCCTAAAAACATTTGCCACAGTTATCTTGGTGACCAATGAACTCCATGCTGTAGTATCAGACGGCTTGAACCACATCAATATTGAGAACGGGGTATTATGCTCGAAACTAAACTGAGCCTTGTCACCGCAGTCTATCTTGTCATCCCCATCAAAAGCCCTACCCTGAATTCCCCATGGAGCACCCGTAGCCGTACACAGATGCCCGTAAGCATCCTTTGACATAAAGGACGCGCCATCAAGCTTATAAAGTGGCAAATAGAGCACCAAACTAGGGTCATAGAAAAACCCCTTCGGGTTTGCTAGTCTTTTCATTCTAGTACCCTCTATAAATGACCTTCACATAGCTTGAGTTCTTGGTCTTGCCCTTTGCCGTCTCACCACCAGCCCCACCAGACTTAATCATCAGCCTTATCTCCAGTGGAAAAGCATTTAAGTTTTCCTGCGGTTCGACTCTGCCACTATAGGTGTATTCCTTCAAAGCGGAAGCATCGGCCGCATAGGTAATCTCAGTATGCAAATCTACCCAGGTGCTACTTGATGTCTGACGTGCCTGCCACTTGAAAAGCACACTTTCCAAGGTACTACTCGATTGAATGGCGCAGGTCAAACCAAACTCGAACTCTTGAATCGCACCCCTGACCGGTGGATCAATCTTTACCTTCTCTACTTCTTCGTAATCATCGGTAGTTGTGGTAAGTAAATCACTAAACTGCACCCCATCCGCTGTCAGACTACCCCTTGCAAACGGATGCTCAACGTGCTCAATAATCGACTCCATAATTTACCTCCTCCTTGATTCAATCTCGAGAAATGATGCCCGTGCGAAATCCTTATTCCAAGGCCTCGGTTATCTCTCTACGATACCATTCCATCCGTATCTCTTCCTCCACGTTGCAGAAGAGTTTATCCAAGACCCTAATTAATTGCTGAATTATCCACATCACTCCCCCCTCTTAGGTCTCCTATCTTTACTCAATCAAGTTCAGTGCTTTGCTAAATTCCTTATTATTTAAGGCTTCTTTCAAGGCTTGCTGTCTTTTATAAGTCGGCTCTTGTTTTTCTTCTTCAGTCAATATCCAGTTGGTCTCTGGATGCTTCCATGTGAATATCCAGTCTGTCTCCATCCATTTCCTTAGCCAGTAATCAAAACGCTTAGATGCACTATCATCTATGTCATACTTTATAGCAAGGAAACTTAGCATACCATCATACACATCGTGGCGACACCCAAAAGAACCAAAGGACGTATCATGTGCCAAGACATCATCTCGCAGGTCAATAATCAAGCGAGAATTATGTTTATTGACATCTTTGTGCGTGGGGTGAGGTACTTTCTTCATCTTGTGGGCAATTTTTATGAGCTCTAGTCCTACCCCAATGAATTCAAAGAACGTAGCAGACCTGCCAATCCTACCAAACTCCTGGAGTAGTGCAAAGCTCCTTACTATTGGACGCAGGATTTCCTCAACCCAGAATTTTTGTATAGCTTTGGTGGTATATAAATTAGCAGCCGGCATAGAAACCTCCGAGTAGTATTGACTAGGGCAGAGCCCTAAAATAAAGGCTCTGCCCTACATATTTACCGTTGTCTAGCTTACCCTGTCTTAGCTTTCATTGTATCTGAAGCCGAAAACGAATACCTCTATTAAGCCAGCCGTGGTAAGTGTGCCACTCTGCTCTAGCTTCAGTTCTTTGCCAGCAGAAGTGTAGACCTTCCATGACCCGGTATGGCAAGCGGTTACTTTATCAACAAGGTATGCGCCTCGTTCTGCTCCAATATCCCCGTATACGGTATCAACGGCTGTACCACAAAAAGCACCAGCCAGAATAAAGCCATTGTCATCATCATCGTCTCCGATTATGAGGTTAGATGCGGCGCCAGCACATGCTGTCTTGATTTTAGCAAGCACCATAGTGATGATAGTGCCTTCGGGTATGTTCCAGATATTTTTCGCTGTGTCAGCCGCTAGTTCTGGGGTTACCTCGAACACTTCAGCAAAGGGATACAGGATGCCATCAGGATTAAGCGTAGATAGCGGTGTTGCTGGTTGAGTAGTCATCTTACGTTTTTCTCCTTCCCTCTTAGATTTTTACCTTTTACTATGTGGCATCAAAGCCAATCAACGCCGCTACGCTGACGGAGCAGAATAGTGCCAGTGACGGATACCACTTGACTCGGGTCCGGGTAGCGTCCTTCGTCTCCAGGGAACCTATCGGTTCAACCACTATACCACCTGGTGATTGCAGACCGGCCAGAGCACCTTCACCCAGCCTTACGGCGTAGATAACAGACTCATCGCCGCCAGTGGTGGCAGATTCAACATTATCTACTCCGGAACCTGTAGTCAGATGGGTGTCAAGCTGCCAATCAGTCAGCCAGAATGGGATACCATTGTAGATAGTTAAGAAGTTGCCAAAGTTGTCCTTATCGTTTTCCAGCTCGAATCCCGCAGCCCGGGTGATGTCTTGAATCAGTCGCCTTGACCTCTTGGACATAATAAGAGCATCGGGCTTGCCACCCTTCACGGCATCAATAACCTCGTCCAGCTTTGCTAGGGTAAGGGCAGCTCCACCGGCGGTGCCGATTGAAATAAGTTGGTCGCTGGCGGTGGTGAGGTCAATCATCTTTCTCAGTCCGTCAAATTGCTTCGGGTTTGTCGCTGAGTCGCCATAGAGGAACATCTCCTCAAACTTATGGCGTAGTGCCTTTGCCTTCAACTGAAGCACTGCTGCTTCCAAATCTTGCAGATTGGAGCGAGTCGCTTTCAGGAAGTTGTCAACATCGGCGTCTCCGCCCATAATCTTCAGAGATGCCGTTATCTGGGTGAAGGTCGGTGTGGACTCAACCCAGGTGTCGCCAACATCATAGAAATCAATGGTTGGCAGAGCAAGTTCCCGGTTAAAAGTCAGCCCGTTACCGACAATATCAATGAAAGGCAAATTCTGAAGAATAGGAGAATCTTTGATTATTTCCTCGATGACACCAACAAGCAAAACATCGTTTGACAGCTTGCTTGCCTCTACTAAATTTGTAGCCATCGGATTGTCTCCTTATTAAATTATTGATTTTCTCTGGCTTCTTGAAGACCTAACTTCATCTTGTCTCCGGGCTTCAACTCACGCCAGTCTTGAGCTGCCCCCGGTGTTGCTGTGATGATGGGGATTTTCCCATCCTTGTCTTTTTGAGCTTTCGCAGGGTCAGGCTCAGTGGTCTCTTCAGGTTTAGCAACCCGCATCGCTGAGACGGCTGTTTTAACAGCTATCTTGGTCAGCCTAAGAGCCTCATCGGGTTGACCTTTATCCCAGGCCTCTCTAGCTGTCTTCAATTCTTCACTTTGTGGGTTTAGACCAGCTATGTCGGCCTGATCCACGATTTCGGTATAAATTTTAGTGACCTTATCGTGGTATGCTTTTTGCGTTGCCTGAGATTCCCTAGCCTTCGTAATCCTTGTCTGCATTGCCTCATTGTCAACCGCGGTCTCACTCATAATGTCGGTAAGGAGAGTTAGAGTTTCTCCGTGTTGATTGATGCTACCCCGCATCTGCTCAATAGAATTTACAACACCCTGATAATCGGTCTTCTCAGCCTTGAGAGCGGTAAAGTCCTCTACAGTTCTTTCGTGTATGCCCTGTAGAGTCTTATATTTCTGCTCCCAATCCTCTGGTTTTGATTTGCCCTTACCTTCCTCTGTTTCAGGCTTTGCGCCTTTCGGTCCCTCTGGTTCTTCTACAACTGCGGGTGCTTGTTTGCCTTCAGTAACCTCAGCGGCGCCTTTCCCTTCTTCAGCCTTGGTCTTGGCTTCCTCTTCTGGGTCTGGCATGTAAAACCTCCTAAAAATTAAAATAAAAAAAGCCGTATTTCTACGGCGTCTAAGCGCACATAAAAATACGGCTTCTAAAGAGCACTACTTATTCAATTATTAAGATGCTAGTTTCACCCTAGCAAATCTGTTTTACTTTGTCAAGTGCCACTAATTCATGGCTTTTATATGTCTTCGGCAGAGAGTCCGTCTCAAATATATTGAAATGATTGCAGCGTGTGCAGATAATCTCCAAATAGCCATTGAGTTTGACTGCCAGTTTCTTATTGCAGTTATCACACCTGAGCGTTCCATCAGATTCAATCATTGCCTCTCTCGATTTACCCTACTTTTGATATTAAGTCTAACCCCACCAAGCGGGGGTGCCGTTGGTTGAGTTCTCACGGCTGGCCTACCAGATGCCCCCCAGGCGCGCGGTGCTGGTGCCATTCTAGCCTCACCACCGGATAATCTGGGTAATATTATCGCGGGTATACCCCTTTGCTGTAGCAGCTCTAAAGCCAACCTTCTGGCTGCCGCGGTCTGCGGAACCGTTATCCTTCCCATTATCAATAGCCAAGCCTCAACGGTTGGATTGGCTCGCCTGTATTGCAATCTGGCCTTACCTTCAGGCTGGTCGTAATACTCATCTACAATGTCCCTACCCCTTGATTGTATTTCGGCCAATATTCTGGCCGCTGGCGGTAATTTCCTGAGCCACCTGTCCTTATTACGCAACACATATTGTCTGGTCCCGTCATCCAGCGAATCAAGAAATGACTTGGTTCTATCTTCGGTAGCATCCCAATTCGGCACGCCGGCAGTTACTACCGGATTATTACGAATGTCCCAATATCTTGAAAGAGCAGCGTCTTCAGGTGTCTCATATTTATCAAGCCACTTCCTAAAGTCTTCCGCTTGTCCAGGGTCGAGAAAGCCCTCTATGTAATTCATTGCCCACCGCTTACCTGTCATCACACGCCTTAAATATTCCTCTTGAGATAAGTAAGTCGGATAGTCAATTTGCCCGGATATGAGGCTTCTAGCTGCGTCCTCGATGCCGGCGTGATAAATCGCCTCAGCCTGCTTCTCGGTTGATTGCAGAGCTACCTCAAACTCATCGCCACGCTCCCATGTCATCTCATCTCTAGCCCTATCAGCCAGGACTTTATAATCGGTATGTTGCTCCTCAATTTTATCCTTCTGTTCTCTATTGAGTTTATCCCATCCCTTACTAAATTCCTTATTGGCATATTCGTCTCTCTTGTCTTTGGCTTTATTCCACTCGCTCTGAGGAAAGGCTCTCAGGCCCAGAAGTTCAGCACCCACCCGTTTATACTTCCCCTCCTCTTCACTCGGATGTCTGGTAATTAGATTAGCCATCGCAATAGTTAGAAGATACTGAGAAAAATTATGAAACCACTCACTAGGTTCGTCTAACTTTTTGCCAAGATAATCCCTACCCTCAATGATTTCACGGCCAAAGCCCACTAAAGGTGAAGTCCTGCTCATTACCCATTGCAGAAAGTCATTCTCTCGCCAGTTCAATGACAAGAGCTTTTCGGGGTCTTCCTCAGTGACCGCATTAACGGCTGCCAACATTCTAATCGTGGAATACCAGAAGCCGGGCAAGCCGATGGTACTATTGCCAATCTTAAAGGCCATAAAATCAGCCCCGTCACCGCCTAGAGACTTAGGCGCAGGATTCAATCTGGGTTCCTGTCCTAACGCAACACAAAGCGATGTATAGCCCAGAAATCCGCCCGCAACCATACCCGCCATAGCTTTGCGAACTTCACTACCCGTCTTGGTGCCTCTGAATAAATCCCTCATTACCATTAAGTAAGCCCTGGTATATCTAGGGGCAAACAAAGTGGCACTCTCCAGAGCCCGCCTAGTGGCACTCACTCCTAGTTCTCTGGAAGACACTACCCCGGTAAGTTTATTAGCGAACTCACCCAATTCAGGAAGTTTATATCCTTCGGCTTCCCAAGCACCTCTAAGCCCCTTCCATATCTCACCCCTAGCTACCATGCCAGCCGTGCTAAAGCCGGCACCGGCTCGCCCATAAGTTTGCTTTATTAAGCTACCGAGAAAGGGACCTACTAATGGTAATTGACGAGTCCTAGCCTCTAATGTGCCTGCCTGGATAAACTCGGCCTGCCTCTCCATGATAACGCCGAACTCAGCCATCGCTTTAGCCTCAGCAGGATTCTTCAGCACCCATTCGTCAGCATACTTGGGATTAGCCATTGTCTTTATCATTGCCCTAGTTGCTTTGACCCAGACAAAAGAGGGTTTACCCTGCGCCCATCGTGCTATATCATAGCCTAGCGGCAACATTCCCTGGATGAATGACCAGGACAAGTCTAATGCAGCCTTGATGGTAACGCCCATCCGGGCGAAACCAGAAGCTACTTGAAGCACAGAATTAACCCTTTGCGGTCCGTATATATCCATTATCTTTTCAGCCACGGCACGACCGGTCATCACAACTCTGCCTGTTTCATCCTTTATATCGGTGAATATCCTGTTTCGCCAAGCCGGTAAATCAACCCTGCCCTCCGTAAGAGTAGCGTGAGTGGCACGATATTTAGCAGCTTGCCAATCAGGTTTGAGTGTTCTAGCATCAGCCCTAAGCGCGATTAAACGCTCATTGATATTCTTCACAAGCCTGTCCATAGACAGTTCTGCTTCAAACTCAGAGACAAACGGCTCTACGGCTTTTCTTGTCTCCAATTCGGCAGCCCTAGCTTCAGGAGTTAGTGTCCGAATATAAGCGTCATACTCTAAGGTGCCCGGGGTTGGCTTCATTCCTTCCGGCAACGGCTCTCTAGGAGTTACCTCAACCGGCGGTCGCTTGGCTACTTTGGGGACTTCAGGCACGGCGGCTTTTTCAACGATTTGTGAAACTGCCGGTTTCAATACCGCAGATTTAGGCACAACCTCGCCTAAAATCGAACCTAGTATCTCTTCCCGCGCCATAGCAAACATACCAGGCATCATCGCTTGTCCCGGTGGTGGCTGTGCCATCGCTTGATTAACATATTCCCGTATGAAATCCCTTATCTGAGTAGCTGACCTCGACCGCTTATTTAATTCCTTCATCAGCGCTTGCTGAATTGGTGAAGCCCCGCCCTCAAAAAGCGATGGTTGCATGAAGGCTTCAATGGGTAGATTATTAGCCTTTGCCCTGAGAAACCGATCCGCAGCCTCAGCTATATCAAGCGAAATATGGTATTCGTCTTTGACAATTCCCCGCTGGATACCGCCAGCTAATTTAGCAAGGTCGCCGGCTACACCAGCCAATCCAGCTATCACCATCTTATTGGAAGGCAATACCGTTTCGATATTGAGTTCGGCTAACCTCAAGCCAAATCTGCCCGGAAAAGCCTTAGCCAGGATTGCGTTAGATATTCTGCTAACCCCTGTCCGGCTCACACCACCTTGGGTAGTCAGAAATTGAGCCCTTTCTGTCTGTGGAACATTAGCCAAGAATTTCTTAATGAAGTCACTATTGGCAAGGTCCATCAAGGCATCTTCTATTGTTTCCTTTCCCTCTATCTGCAATCTCTCCAATGCTGCCTCGGGAACTAATCTGGCGTCTGCGAAAGCCAACTCAACCGGACTCATTAAGGCACTGATGCTCTCATTCGCTCCTCTAGCGAAGGAGGCTCTATCAGCAACCTCAGTGATTCTCCGCCGAATCAGGACCGGGGATTTCATTGCTTTGATTGTCGCCGGGTCTAGACCATAAATATGAGCAGTGGCTTCCAATTGACCTCTATAGGCAGCGTAACGCTCGGGGCTACTTTCAATAGCCCTTCTGATGGCCATAATTCTGGCGTTACCACTCTCCACCACGCTGTCAGAGGCTACAAGCATCGAACCGCTATCCAGCCTGTGGGTATCAACCAATAGTGCTTCAGGGTCGAGGTCTCTACCCATTCTTTCTATCTGGTCTCTTGAGATAGCTCTTTCCCTGAGCCGGGGTTGTAGCTCTCTAGGGAATTGCGGATTGATGGTATAAGCCTCAGTATGAGATGCAATCAGAGTATCGGATTCTACTGCCTCAAACTTAAACTCATATTTGCTTCTCGGGTCGGCACCAACGGCTACTGTCTTGCCTGTGCCAACCTCACTGGCGACTCTAGTTTTAGAAACGGTTGCGGCTTCTACCTCAATGGCCAGGCGGCTTTGCAGACTTGCCACCTCCCTATGTAAATCACTAAGCTCTTTGCCCCGCCTATCGCTCTGTGCCCTCAATACCATTTCCGCGTCCGGGCTTATCTTGCCCACACGGGCTAGAACAGTTTTAGATAATTTTGCTCCGCGTCCTGCTTGGTCTGCTATGCCCTGGACAAACTTCAAATCTGCTATGGCTTCAGTAATAGCTACTTTCTGTGCCTGCAAACCTTCATCCATTAGCTGACTTGGTATTTTACCAAGGTCATCAAGAATTGTCTTACCCCGTGCTGCTATCTCCATGTTATAGATTTCACGGATGAAAGTATCCATTACCTCGTCTTGTGGAGCATACTGGAAACCAGCCTTGATACCACTCATCTGATTAGTGAATTTTTTAGGTCTCAATGAAGGCGTTATAGTACCTGGCCTTTCGCCGGTGGCAAAAAGCCGTTTAGCGATGATTTCCACACCAGTCTTAGGGTCAACCTTGCCTATTACTCTTGTTGGTATAAAATTCGGGGTAACTTCAATACCGAATTCCCTCAGTTGCTCAACATAAGCTCCACCGTGTTCCACGGCCGCCTGAATAGCCCTTCTATAGTCTTCAGCGTAATGTTTAGCTTTCTGTCCTTGAATGGTAAGAGGCCAGTTATAGTTTTGAGGCTTCGACAAAACATCGGCTGCCGCCATACTACCACCCTGAACTTTAGGGGTGAGCCCCGGCAAAGCAACTAAATCATGGGTTAATTTTGTCCCCTTGATTTGAATTGACTTAATCCCGAGCAGGTCAGACATACTTCCGTAAGTCGTATTCATCCAGCCTACCGATGCTCTTAAAGAACTGTCTCTAACCTCCTCATCTACCAGCTTTACCCGATTGACCTCCTCAAATATCTGTTGCACATAGTTACCTTTCCTTAACCTTTCAGGATGGCGAATTCTGGTATCTATCAAGATTTCCTCAATAGGTCTCAAATCAGGCATCTGTATCTCTTTAGGTCGGAGTAATTTGGCGACCACCTTGCCACCAATTTTAATAGGCGTTGTAATAATTTTGGCTGCACCCTTCTCCAGTAGCACATACGGCGTGAGAGCTTTTGCCCCCACTTTACCGACAGTTCCAAATTTACCAAGCATAGATGCTATTCTACCCATAGGTGGTAACAAGAACCAGGGAATAAGCTCTATACCGCCTCTTAAATATTTAGGAGCTTCCCATTCCTCATAGGCTTTTCTGAATTCGCCACCGGGCATTAACTCTTTAATGAATTTCAGCGGGCTCTCAATAGGCAACTTGTCCTGCTCATATCCTTTCTCCAGCCACGCACGTTGAAACTCTGGCGTTTGGGATTCCCACCATGTTTTCTGCCACCCGGGAGTAGTTACCGCTATAGAAAAGGGTTTGGCTACGTATTCATGGAATAATTCAAATGGCTTGAAAAGATAGCCTAGCCCCTGCACACCCCAGATACCTAATTGCTGGAAGGCTTGACCGTACTCTTCCCATGTAGTAGGCTGTCTTGGTGTAAATTGACCTGTAGTGGGGTCAATAGCGCCGATCTGGTCTTTACCCCGCCAAACAGTATTATCCGGTCTTATCCATGCCTCCGCTTGCTCACCCGTAGGTGTCTCAAACATAAGCGGGCGGTTATAATCTATCGCACCCCCAGTTGTTGGTGCCCCAAGTGCGGTGGCAGTCGGTCTCTCAAATGGAGAAGGCACACGCATCATAGGCTCTCTCGCTGGAGCTGGTGCCGGTGTCGGCATTTCCTCTCTCAGCGTGAAGTGTCGTTTACCTACCCTTACCGTCCCAGGCTTTTCTCTTTCAGTTACCATTGCTTACCTCTATTATCTCTGCACTGGTATTTCCCAACGACCGCGCGGTGCTCTCTCTCCAGAAAAGAATGGTCTTGATAGTGCCAGGTAATCATTCCAACTCAAGCCCTGTTCACTTAAATATAGAGCCATACGCTCCAGTACATCCTGCGGTATGCGTCCGAGATGCGCTGGAGATATAGGAGAAAGATACGGGTAAACATCAAGAACACTTACCCCGAATGGCGCCAGGTTGCCCCGTAAACCCTCAATATCAAACGGTTCAACCTCTGGCACGGGTGGACGCTCAACACGTGGGGGCTCCTCTAATTGCTTCTCGGCAAGGTCTGCTTGTTGCTCTGGAGTCAGACTGCGCCATGCCTCACTCCTCAATATGGAATGCATACGCTGTGATGGATAATCTTCATACAAACCAAAAAGTGCCGACAACTTTTCCTGATAGCTCAAAGCCGTATTATTCAAGATAGCCCTCTTTTTCTCGATTAACTCCGGAGCACCATACTTTATGTCCTGCCCATACCGCATACCGGGTTCACCATAGAATCCAAAACCCTCCCGGTACAGGTCGCCGGCGTAAAACTCATTGCTTATCTCATCTCCGCCGCCTAGAAAGTATACCTCGGTAATCACTGCTTCAGGATTGGTTTTACTGAGCTCCATAACTTCGTCAAACGACAGGCGCTTACCATAATCATCAATAAAATATCCCGCCCTGCTCTCTCGCCTGGCCCAGTCCATTTGCTCTTCGGTCGTTTCTAGCCCAACCGGTATTTCGATTGGGGGCAAAAGTGAAAAAGTAGTAGCCAGTTCAGCTATAGCCTTCTCACGATACGGTTCCCCTCCGAGCCTAAACCTTTCTTCTGGGCTTAACCATCCACCAACTGGCCGCCAACGCTTCACTTTTTCCAGCTCCTCTGGGGTTAGAGTGGCGAACTCCTCCGGTGTTACGTACCAAGCTCCAGTAGGCATCTCTTCTCCCCTTCCCCAGAACCTCTCTTCCTCCGTCAATGGTCGCCGAGGCCACTCTAGAGGTGGACGCCATTGACCACCCCAGATTCGTTCCTCTTTAGGTACTCCCCAGGCTCGTGGTACCAAGGCAAAAGGTCTCTTTTCGGTTACCCTGGCGCTGGCACCGAAATCAGGTGGTCTGAATGGCGGCTCCTTTCTCTCTTTGGGTGGTTCTTTCTCTTTAGGCGGTTTTTCATATCCGCCGGGACCTTTCCATCCACCCCAGATTCGTTCCTCTTTAGGTATTGGCATCTTACCACCTCCGGCCTCTCGTAAATTTATTGATATAGTCTACTACTATTTCTCTGCCGAATTGCGAGTATAACTTCTGCATCCCCATCTGTGTCGGGTCAGACGTTAGTTCTTCAATCGCCTGCTTGATTTTGGCATCAGGTATTGGTTCTTGCATTTCAAAGTCGGGTAGCATACCGGCTAAAGCATCAGCAGTATCGTCTATGTCCCGTTTGAGTAGATTGCTTAATTCCTGGTTGTATGTTTTCATTATTTTTGACCTCTTAATGCCTTACCTCTACGCCCTATAGCGCCGGCAAGTATATCCTCTGGGAGCTCCGCTTCTGTCTCTCCACCTTGAGGTATGCCACTGGATGCAGCCTTTCTTTCCGCCCCGGCTTCACCCTCAGCCATAGCCTCAGCGACCGCCATCGCTTCTTCCTCACCCTCTTTAGCTCTAATCGCCTTAACCGCGGTCACTCGCTGTATTGCTGGATGACGTGAGAGTGATTCAGCGTCTATGCGTATCTTCTCTTTTCTGGCATTTTTAATCATCGAGTTGAGTTCCAGCTCTGTTTCAAGGGATATACTACCACCCTGACGTAATCTTTGAAGACCGACCGCCCTGTTCATGGCAGCTTCAGGCGTTGTAGCATCAAACTCTACGCTCACACGATAAGCCCCCTTACAATCATCCTGATTCATAGTCAAGGCGCTTTTCTCTCCCCATATCGGCACATCTTCTTTAACCACATCACGGATGAGCAACCGCACCAATTCCATCGCTCTGGCCCACAAAACCTGAAGGTTCTCAAGCGGGATACCGTATTGTAATCTGGCTTCGCCTATCATCAATGCCATCGGATAGCCCGCTTCTACGCCACTTGGCGCTTCCCCTCTAAGCACCTGGGGTTGTACCTTACCCAACATCATATCGTTTAGCCCTATGGATTGCATGATGCCGGCTGGAATGTTATTTGCAGCCCAAATAATCTTAGGCGGCTCACCTTCCCTGTCACCTCTATAGAGAACATCGCCTGGTTTCGGAACTAGCTTTTTGCCACCCTCCTCATAATCATCTGGAGTGCCCGGCAAATCATATATAGGGATTGAGGCAAAAGCGATAGCTTTATCAAGGTAGGCGTGATAGCGACACTGCTGTTTCAGTAGGTCAATGCTGTATTGGATTAAACCCACCGCCAAGCTCTCCGGTGAGTTATCGCCGTCACGATAACCGAGACCAGTGTAACAGTGGATATACGGCACAAGTCCATAGGTATTATCTACAATGCCATCCTTTAACAGTGGCACTCCATCAGCAAAATAAGCCATTTCTTTCGCTGTCCACCATTCGTCTATGACCACCGGACGATTATCAGCTATTGTCTTTTTCCAGTTCGGCCAGATACGCTTTACCTGCTCTGCAATCACGGTATATTGTTCCAGCATACTTACCGGTCGGCAATCAATATGGTCGGCACTGGGATAGCAATTCATAGGCTCACGGCACATTATTTTGAGAGGCATCCGCTCAAGCATGAGTTCTTTTCTTTTATCATCATCACCTGCAACCGCAGCACCAATGGCATTTTCATCCCAAACCACCTTAATAAATGCCTCACCTCTCGCCCCCAAATCCTTAGCGGAGTCCCTAACCGCATTAAGGGTCTGCCGCATATTCCACTGCAAGAGAGCATCGAAATATTCCCGCTGCTTCTCGGCCCGGTCTCGATAAGGATTGGTGTCACTAAACGGAACGACTTTGACTACAGGTGTCGAGAGAGGCAGGTGAGCCACAAAGGTATCCACTATTTGTCTGGCCGTGGGCAACTTGATTTTCCTGAACTCGGCATGTATCTCAATTTCATACTTCAGGTCAATGTATTTCTGTTGAAGTTTCTGATTAGTTCTCAATGTATTGAAACGAGAAATCCTGGGTCCCGCTTTGTTTTTAGCGCCTATCATTTCTTTGATTTCTTGCAAAGTCGTTGCCATAATCCTCTCCTAAATCCTTATGCTACTTACGCCTGGTCCAACCTGTCTTCCACCCAAACCATAACGAGAGACCACCAGATAGATTAAAGCCTTTGCCGAATGGCAATGCTTTTCATCAGGCTCCTCACTCAGCACATTGCCAGCCGTATCCATCTTGCGTCTCCATACTCCGCCGCCATCTATATTTGAGGGTGGTTTACAGCCACCCAGTTCGCTAATCAAGCCCCGACAAGAGCTGTCAATATGCAGTTGTACTTCGTGGGTTATCGGATGCGGTATCATAAACTGCCTTAACTTGTTAACACCATCGTTTATGGGCTTAATGCGCCTACTATCGAGACGAATCCCGAAATACGGATCCGGGGGATGTGCCCATATATCCCACACCGGCTTCTGCCCATGATGCTGTTTCGCTCCTATATCTATAGCCCCGCCTTCAACGAGTTTGAAGAGGGGTTTTTTATTGGCGATGGCGATTATCTGCTCAGTACCCAAGAGCTGTTCATAGATTTCAGCACAGACGTAGATGTGATCGGCAATGAATTGCACGAACAAAACGGCATAAACGCCCGGAAAGTAACCCGGGTCAATACCAACAGAAACCGGCATGTCCCAATTTATGGGGTAATGCCCGGTATGAAGAGTGGTCTTGAATTCGGGTAATACAATCCCTTTGGGTCTAATCGGCACCCCGCCATACCGTTCCATGAATCTCTCTTCACCGAGTATTTTTTCAGCTTTAAGTATTTTGGGGTCCTGTCTGCCACCCGGGAATATCTTGCGATTGCTCCATGAGGGTAAGCTGAAGGAAGCCCCGCCATCAGTATTATCCGGTATCTGGTATTCCTTCCACTTATCGCTGTACCAATCCAGGGATGTTTCAAGGGTGCCGGTCGAGATTAAGAAGCCATCAAGTTGTGTTAATCTCTCAATACACCTCAAGAAGATGTCATAACTCATCTGGGCTGCCTCGCACATCAGGATACCCCGCACCGCCTTGGCCGCAATCTTCTCCGGGTATTTAGCCGACTTGGTTTCAATCACTATATCGGGCTCAAGGGTTAGACGGCACTGGTCCCGGCTTGGAAAGTGGCAATGCTGGACGATACCCAGATTATGTGCCCAATCCACGATGTAACTGAACTCCTCACGGCACATCTCATAATCTGACCCGAGAAGCCAATATAGCTTCCCGTGTCCATAATCGCCAATTATCTCAGCTCCCCCAATCGTGCTTTTACCGGCGCGGATACCGCCCACGACCTCTTTTATCTTGGCTTCGCTATAATGGATTTTTGCCTGTGCTTCATCTGGCACATAGCCCATCTTCTTAAAAATCAGGGATTTAGCTTCCTGGCTTGGCATCTACTGTCTCCTCCACATCGCCACGACCATTACCGCCATCCTCCCCCGGGACGGATTTAACCTTTATTTCTAATTTGGCTATTTCCTTTAACAAAGCCGCCGCCTCTTTAGGCGCCGTAGTAGGCATTTTCTCGCTTATGATACCGTCTACCTCGGCTAACAGCTTTAAGTATTCCTTATCTATCCGCATGGCACTCAAAACAACGCTTGGATTGTCCTGATGTCCTGTCATTATTTCAGATGCCTTAACCCGCCCCAGGTCTATTTGAAGCCGTATCTTGTTGCGGAAGTATTCAGTTTCCCGTATGGTTTTAGGTTCAAGTTGTCTTTTAACCATCTTCAGGTCTGAACTCACCTCATTAAGTGTCATACCCATCTTCGTGGCTATTTCTTCCCTGTCATAGCCTGTGAGGAATAACTTGGCAACCTTCCCACGCCGTTCTTTCTTTTGTGTCTTGTTTAACTTGCTCACTAAACCACCTCTCGATAGAGGATACCGTCTATTCTCCGCATCAGTGGCGGTTTCCTGGTTGAGACCGGCACCATGCTGAAATAGTCCTCCAGGCTCATCACGACACAAACCTCTTCCAGTTCGGCTTTTAAGACGGTCGGCCCCGTCAGGATTTCAGGCCACCTTTGAGCCGGGTAGCTATAAAAATCAACTGCCCTGACCTTTCTCAAACCACCGAGACCCCTTTCCGCCTCGTTCCACCGCTGTCTCATTTTCTCTAACCTATCTTCCCTGGTTAATGGTTTCCCATGCATCTCTCTGACCTCCTTATTTCTTGGGCACCTTGGCTGCGCCGGCGTGCCTTCTCGCATCTTCATGGCAGGCAGCCACCCTCCTGTCGTTGTCCCAGTCTGGATGTTCGTCCGCCAGCATCGAGATACACGCCGAAATAGCTTTAGCGATTGCCGCTTTACTGCTCCTCCGATTCAACTTCGCGGTCGGTAATGGCATATCTCACCCCTATTTTACCTATTTCTACTCTCACTTTACGCCTGATACACAACACTACCCCTCATAACTACACATAAAATAACACCTTATGTCAACTACGATTTACCCCCACACTCATCGGGTCACCGTTGGGTTAGTTACTTCCCCCAGGACGCGCGTGCGGGGGCGTTTTCTAGGGATTTACTCACCCTGGGCCGGCTACGGGCGCTGGTTCATTACTATTACCTCAGGCTCGTTGGTTCGCACAATACTTATTATGTTGACTACCTAGGCTCATAATGGCGACTATCTAGTCTCAAGTCAGTTTCCATAATGACAATCTCGGCAGTTTTCACCTTCTTTTACATTGTGTCAGTGTAACCCTGGGTCCGCCTATCTCCTCATTGCCTAGCCAGTCGCTATGTCAAAGGATAGGTATAGCTCCTGGTTATCTGGTAGAGGTGGGAAAAGATACGGGACTGGTTAATATATAGAATAGGGAAAAATAAGTGGATTACTATATATATAAAGCAGTGGGAAATATCAACAAAGCACCGGCATAGCCAGTAATCAAAAAAAGGGGACTATATACTTAACTCAACCTTATATAGCAGCGCTCTTATATATATATGTGGCTCTACTCTATTATATAGCAGTTCTCTTATATATAGGACTCTTATATATATATAGTGGTGGCACTATAGCGATTCCTGGCGGTCGGTCGGTAGAGAACATGGTCCGGCAACCATGCCACCGGCCGGCCGCACAATAAAGGAGGAAAGACATAAAGAACCGCGCTCTGGTCAGGAGCGCGGTCTGGTTAGAATTCAACCTAATAGTAATATAGGAAGTGATATATACTGATTAAGGACGCCATGCTGCCCCTATTGTCAAGTATACAACAAGGCTAAAAATCTTGTCAAGCCCCCGGGCGCTGGCGACATGCAGGCACAAAGTAGCGCCATGGTTTCCCAGTCTCAAAATAAATATTGTCATCAGGCATGGGGGGTACTTGACATACACGGGGTACTTGTGTTACTATGAGGCTACCAAGGAAAGGGGGGTAAACAAATGCAGACAGAAAGGAAGGAACGAATTAAGGCACTCAGGGACAAACTGGCTAACCTGGGGCCGGAACAACGCCAGGCTATCATTGACCGGGGCATGATTGCCACAGTTGAAGGCCGGACGCTCAGCCTACACAATACTATTATGGTATATCTTCAGTGTAACGGCCGGGCGCCTTCAGTAGTGGGCGGTTTCAGGCAGTGGAAGGCAGCTGGTCGCCAGGTCCAGAGGGGAGAACACGGTTATATGATATGGTTCCCGGTCGGAGAGAAGGACAAGGAGACCGGCGACATCATCACCGCGGATACATTCTATACCGGCACCGTGTTTGACATCAGCCAGACCGAAATTATAGAAGGGGCATAATATGGCCAGACAATCAAAATTTAGAGACGATGGCACCACAACCGATATACCCACCGCGCTAGGTGAGAACCCCCAACTAGAGAAGCAACTTGATTTACTCCAATATGGTAAAGACATCGAGAATCTAGCCAGGTGGAAGGAAGAGCCAGCCCGATCCGATAGAGAAAGGGGGGGAACATTGAACGATTACGAAGCAAGAAGGAAGGAGAAGGCGGACCGCTACCAAGAACTAGCAGAGAAGAACAGGACAGCCGCCAACCAGACACTAACCAGAGCCCGGGACATGGCCGAGGTGATACCATTCGGCCAGCCAATTCTAGTTGGCCACCACTCAGAGGGCAGGGATCGCCGTTATAGAGCACGCATTAATAACACATTTAACAAGGCATCGGAACTGAAAGAGAAGGCCGATTATTACGAGAGGAAAGCGGAGAACGCCACCAGCAACCATACCATATCTAGCGATGACCCGGAAGCTGTAGCCAAGTTAAAAGAAAAGATAGCCAAAGCCGAGGAATCCGGGGCCAAAAAGCGCCTGGCTCAGCTTGAGAGACACAGCACCGACACCACCACCGAGAGAGAAGCCGGGAATATACGCATCGTTGACAATGTGGAAGATAACCGGCTTCAAATGTTTTTCCCTGATAAACCATCCGAGGATATAAGGCGACTGCTAAAGTCGCGGGGCTTCCGATGGTCCCCAACGTCCGGGGCATGGCAGCGCCACAGGTCCAACGGTGCCAACTACGAAGCGGAGTATATAATCGAGCAAATAAACAAGGGGGAGTTATCATAATGGAAAGGACATGGACTACATCCTGGCTGCGGTAAACAAACCTACCTATGACGAGGAAAATAACAGTTTGCTAATACCCTTGGTGGCTCTGGGACCCGAAGGCGTAAACATGGAAGCGACAATAAAAGGAAGGAGTTAGCTTAAATGCCAGAGAAAATCGGTATCAGGATGAACCAGGACGTATATAGAAAGGCAAAAGCCCAGGCCGCCCTAGATGGTAAGCCGGTCGGCCAATGGATAACTGAGGCTATCGAAGCCCAATTAAAGAAACAGGCTCAGAAATGACGCACTAGAATCAATTTGTTTTATAATGATGAAACATGGCTACTCAATGGGTGAGGTTAGAGAAATCAGGCGTATACCGGCACAATGGACGGCCAAGGCCATATTCGCCCACATAGAGAGACACGGCGAGGCCGAGTATCCCGAAGGTTGGTACAGACACTATCTGGGCGATTAGATAGCCAGCCAATAGTAGACCTACTTACGGCTGGCTTTCTTGTGTTGCTTCCACTGTTTATAATCGCGCTTCTTAGGCCGTGGACCCGAGACATACCGCAATGCTCTCAGCCGGCAGTTTTCAATCTCCTCAAAGCTCTTACCTAAAGCCTGGGCAATATGTATCTCTATGGATACAACATCGCTGGACATTTCAGCTATCGTAGAAATTAGCTCCAGAAGCACACCCTCCAATCCGGCACTCTCAAGTCGTGAGTCTAATTCGGTGGCGATTTCAGTAGGAACAATGAAGCCTGCCTGGGCTTTAACCTTCCTCTTTGATATGGGTGAGTCTGTGTACCCGGATTCCGCAGGCTTTAGGGGATAAAAACCCGAGCGGAGCAGTGGGAGCAAGGGGATGAGCCAGATTATTTGGTCTGGAGTGAACTTTGTTATATCTCTGGGAGAGTACCATGTGTCTTCAGGCACTAGAACACTCCTTAACCTTCACCCTTACCGGATGTATGCTGGAAGAGTTCTCACAGTTGAGGGTGTATCGAACCACTTGCCATCAAGCAGGTCTTGGATTGTCCTAATTTGAAGTCGGTGGTAATCCCTTCCTTGATAATAGTAGACACCGCCATCAGCCGCTTCTTCCAGCATTCCTTTAGTTGGATTCTCCAAGCATATTAGTCCACCCATTTTAGCATCTTCTTCACGATGTACAACGCCACTTAAATCTCGCACAAAGGAAGGCGCTAATTTCCCACCCTTGACTGAGATAATCATATTCTTCAATCCTTCTTTTGTCTCAAAATGAATACGCCCATCAATGCCTCTATCACCGGAGAATTTTGCACTTGCAAAGCCCTGAGCAAATTCTACTGCCCAATGCTGAAACTGGCGGGGGTCACGGTCAAATAGGTCACGCGCAGCATCCACACTTTTCGGTACACCAGCCACAATGTAATCCTTACCTTCCTCAAGCCCGTAGCGTTTCAAGAGAACATCACGCACCAAGTGAACTGAAAGAATAGCTATATCACATCCAATCCACTTCCGGTTAAGCATGTGGGCGGCATAAATCGCTGTTCCACAGCCACAGAAGGGGTCAAACACAATATCACCTTCGTTAGTTGAAGCTGCTATAATTCTCCTCAAGAGTTCCAGGGGTTTCTGGGTAGGATAGCCTAGCCGCTCTTTGGCTTGTGATTGCACAGGTAATATGTCCGTCCAAACATCATCTATCGGAGTACCTTCTTGTTCGTCTAAATAGCGCTTTAATGCTGGCACGCCTCCCGGTTTGCTCTGTATTATAAGTCCTTTTTCGTAAGCCGCCTGCATACGCTCTTTTGTCCAACGCCAAACACGTGTGACTCCAAGAAACTCATAAGTGAGGTTCGGTCTATTTTTATTTGGATTAGCTAAGTTGTCCAATCGATATTTACGCCCCGTCTCAGGTTCAACAAACCTGTAAAACTTCTTCACATAGGTTGGGTCGTGAACTGTGTATTGGGGATTCCATGTAAAGTTATCGCTCATACTGTACCGTAAAATCACATCGTGGTTTGAAGCCAGACGTGTAAATGCCAACCCCTTTGCGTTGGTTCTCTTCCAAACGATTTCATTTCGGAACTTCCCATGCCCGAACACACCATCCATAATAACTTTCATATAATGGCTAGCATGAGGGTCGCAATGTAGATAAATAGAGCCATGAGGATTCAGGATTAGTCGCATTTCAAAAAGGCGAATTGTCATATAGAGAAGATAGGCAAGGAGACGCGGCTGAGTATTTTTCAGTGCCTTAATCCATGCATCCCAAAATTTAGCAAGGTCTGGGTCAACCCCGTATTCCTCATAAACTACGGGCATGCGATGCATCATATCTAGTTTTTCTGGGTCCATCTCCCATGCATCACAGAATGCCTCCTCCTGTTCTGGGACTGGTTGCCCAGTAAGCTGTCTGTAGATGAGGTTATAGCTACGCTGGCTATTGAATGGAGGGTCTAAGTAAATGAGATTCACTGAGGCACGAGGGATGTTTTTCATAATGGTGAGGTTATCGCCATAGTAGAGGCGATTTGACCTTATCTGAGGTGGTATTTCAAGAGCCATCTTGTTGCTAGAAAATGTCATTACCAATCACCTCCTGTCGCCGACCACCTTTTGCTCATAGTGTCGGTAATTTCCACTACCCTTGGCAGGTCTTTACTGTCCACCAGTTTTTCACGCCAGCTTTTCCGAAGTTTGGCCATTGAACCGTACCCCATTTCGAGGATAATCACCCGTTAGAATGAAATAACCTTATCACACTCCGCTGTAATGTCGTAAAGCTCCTTGAGCGTTGCCACGGTAAAGGTTTCCGGCGCCTGCAACTTGTGGATATCGAGGCAGGTGCCGCGATAATATCCCCGACCAGAACCTCTCTTTATTACTTCGCGGCTCTCAACCAGCCTTTCCCGAAGGAACTGCTGGTTAATACCGGGTAGTGTAAGTTGCTTTTTCTGGTTCAACTCAATAACTCCTCATAATAAAACCTGCTGCCGGCACCGCTCAACGGCAAGTTGACAATATTCCTCAGATAACTCATAGCCTACCGCATACCGGTTAAGATTCTTCGCCACAGAGAGCGTAGTGCCGGCGCCCATTAGCGGGTCTAAGACTAAGCTCGGGACCCGAGAGGCATTACATTTACAGGTGGGTTGCCATCCGAGAGTTTCATTATAAGCATAGCCGTATTCCTTATAAATACGGGATAGGTCGGCGCCGTAAGGTCCAAGTTTATATTCCTCTGGCTTACTAGATGTTTGTTCGTGGTGTGAAGAATGTTTCCCCGTTGGTGGCCCGCCAATTCTCTCTGTAATCCGCTCATAAGGCGCACCACACTTACTACAGCAACCGACTTCCGGAGTGGCCGCCTTAATACATGTCTCAGGTAGCTTCTCAGGGAATACGGCAAAATGGGCTTCAGGATAAGGCTGTGTTGGAAACTCCCATACTGAACGGATATTACGACCTAATGGATTAGCATATTGAGTACGGCCATCATGGAGCCCGCCTGTTGTCCTATTGCCATTATCCTTGAGTGACTTTGTTTTATGCTGTGAAACATCAGAATTATAAGTCCTATCTGGAAAAGTAAGTGGCACCCTCACCGCATCAGCATCCCAATAATATCTCGCACTCTTGGTAAGCATTAAGATGTACTCATGGGATTCGGTTGGTCTGTCTGTAACTGATTCAGGCATAGGGTTTGGTTTACTCCAGATAATATCTGACCTCACATACCAACCATCCGTCTGAGCAGCTATGGCTACCCTGAATGGTATTAGACACATATCCTTTGCCTTAATATATTTATGCTTACACAAATCTTGCGGAGCGTCTTGGTCTTGGTAACAGTATTCCCTCTTTTGGAATGTTCTCCCTTCCGCCCTTCGCTGTTCTAGGTTGTGGTCCTTTCGTCCAGATTGCCCCTTACCGCCCATATAACTATCCCCTATATTCCAGAACACCACACCGTCTTTCCTGAGTACACGCCTTATCTCACGAAGTATCTCAATGGTATGCTCAACGTACATCTCAGGTGTCGGTTCTAATCCATAAGCACCACGCCATGCACCACATAGGGAGCAGAAATTACTACCACCTATATTGCGGTTCTGTGTGGCTATACTTTGCAGTTTACCGGGGTGGCTATCATTACTCCTAAAACCCGCTCTCGGTATCTCATCTCCCCACTCATGCTCACAATCATTACCACCCCATATCAGGTCTTGGTCGCCAGCATATTTACGCAACCCCCAATATGGCGGGCTGGTAACTACACACTGGATTGATTCATCCGGTAACTCGGCCATGGACCGGCAATCCTTGTTGTATATCTTTATGTGATTGTCCTGGTAAAAAGGATTCACCTCAGCACCTATACGTCCTCTTCTATTTTGCTCCTCTGTCATATTCATCCTTTGACCATGCCCACAAAAGCAGGGCATCCGCCTGATCGTCATCCAAAATATCGACCTCCGGCCACCGCTTACGGGCGGCAGCCAGCATCGCATCTTTATTCGAGTTACCCTTACCCGTGGCAAATTTCTTGATGGTCCCGACCGGCACCCCCAGGTAGGGTATCTCTTTCAGTTCACAATGCTCCTGAAGTATAGCTACTATTCCACCATATACCTGAGCTGCATCAGTCCCTCTATGACCGCGGACTTCCTCATAGGTTACCAAATCAACGCCCTCGCAAGCCTTTATCAGATAATTCCTGAGCTTGACAAACCTCATGCCGCCGCCCTCATGCCGTCCTACAGATAAATCCCAAACGCCGGACTCAAACGGACTCAGCGCATAACCGCAGTGTGTACCTGGGTCAATCGCTAGAATCTTCATTTTAGCCTCCTGCTGGTCTCATCCCTTATGATATTCCTTGCCTTTATTCAGCACGATTACACCAACCTCAGAGTCTCTAAAACGTCTCACTACCCGCTCCGGCAGCTCATCCTCATCTTTATTTGTTGCCACGACTGTGAAAAGGCGCTCTCGGTATCGGTAGTTTATAATGTCCTCCAGCTCTCCCCATTCCCACTCGCTACCCGGACTCCCCATGCCCACATCATCAAGAATCAGCCTCTCCCGGCGCCTGAATTGCTCAAAGATGTCATCATAAGACGGAGACCCTAGGTCTACCCGATGCATACCCTTCTTGAACATTCGCATGGTATCAGACCATACCGTTACCGGGCACCTTATACCCTTCTTATAAAGCTCGATTGACAACGCTTCTAATAGGTGCGTCTTGCCGTTTCCAACACCGCCGAAGATGAGCAACATCGGCTTGTGGTCATCCGAAGCCATAGCCTTGAAAGCCTCAAGCGCAGTCTCAGTACCCGGAACCTCGTCAAAGTTTTCAAAGGTATGCTCAAAACTGGACAGCCCCAGGGACCGGCGCAAGCCCTCTAATTTCTGCTCTCGCGTCTCCTCAACTTCCTCGGGCATTGTCTCTATGCTGCTCTGGTGAGATGTAGTCTTCCCTTCGCTTAAGCGCTCTAGGTCTTGGCTTATGTGCTCCACCTGGCCCTCCTTTTTCACTTAGATAATTCTGCTGGGCTATTTTCAATTCCAAGAACTTCTCCAGCCCACGCTTTAAGAAGTCTTTGAGTGTCCAACTATATTTGAAGTAGTATTGGTCTCCCTTCAGAATCTCGGCATAATTCTTAATGGCCTGGGAAGTCTCCTCCTGTGAATGTTCCTTCAAGGCTCTACCAATAGCCCATTTAATATCATCAGTGAGTTTCTTATGGACAATAATCTTTTGCTCATTCCAGAGTGTGAAGATGACTATATATATAGTTTCCTTTAGTTTAGTTTCCTTTAGTTTAGTTTGTGGTATTTCTGTAGCAATTTCGGGGTTTCCGTTAGCAGTTTCACCGTTTTTCGGTACAGAAACGCCGATTTTTGGTCTTTGGGGGACTCCACTCACTGTCCTACCATAGGCGTCTGCGATTCTATCAACGAACTTTTGGCACCAGATTATGCCATTCTGATAGAGCTCCGGGTCAATTGCATCCAGTAAACTCAGGGTATCAAGTATCACTTTGGCAGTTTCTGTATCCTTTATATGGGTTTTTGCTAGCAGAAACTCCCAGTCGGCAGGTTTGTTGAAGTCAAAATAGTGCCCCGGGCTTTTGCCAAGTAGCTGTAGCAACTTAAACCAGAAAGCGTAGCCATCATTGCCATACTTGGACTGGATAATAGTCAGCGTCTTACTTTCGCTGGCATCAGTATCATGTGGGAAGTAATCAACCGTTTGTTTTTGCGGTCTAGCCATCTACCCACCTCAGAGTCAGCTTATTTATTGGCTCTTCTAATACCCGGCTGCCGTGAGCCTTTAACAGCCAGGTCTCCATGTCAGATAATGAACTGAATCCGTCCGCCACCGCTTCGCCAGCGACTACACGCCGGCAGTTGCGAACTGAGCTGCATAACAGGCACCGTTGCTCTTTTTCAACAATCTCGGCAATGCCCAGAATTTCCCTGTCCCTGCTCCGCGGCTTGAAGACAACCTGCACCAGCTCGCCCACTTCCCAGTCCCGGTCCCGCCGGCGTAAGCGAAAGGTGGTAAACTCAGGCTGCCTCAACTTAGGCCACTTCTTGCTGAATCCTAGTATTCTCATGGTTAAAAATATGCTCTTAGCAAATCTCCCTCATGTTCAACCTTAATTTCTCCCTGGTATTCTGATGTAAACGGCGGTGCAAACCAAAAGCGATGACCATTCTCACAAGCTATATTTACAGCACCACCACCACTGGGTCCTTCAACAAAGTGGTTACTACCACACTTAGGGCATTCTCCGCTTTTAAGTTTTGCATCTTCTTCCGGCGTTAATTTCTGGTCGTTCATCATTACCTCCCGTGAACTTTATTTGTCCTCCATCAATTCCATTAGTTACCTCGCTTAAATCAAACACGCTTTGACTACACCGTTTGGCAGCTATCTCACAATACTTGGGGGCGATTTCGATACCTATACACTTCCGCCCTAACTTCTTGGCACAATATGCGGTTGTCCCTGAACCAAGAAAGGGGTCAAGGATTAGGTCTCCTTCATCACTGCTATGTCTAATAATATTATTTATCAAATCTACTGGCTTTGGCGTGGCGTGGTCTATCCTCTCCGCTATTTCGTAATCCCAAACTGAATGGTGAGTTTTCTGGTTGTTGAAGGTATAGCGTAAGTCCTCATATTCCCTGCGTAAGTCCTCATATTCCCTGCGTAAGTCCTCATATTCCCTGCGTATGAACTCATATTTGATTGGTAGCTTGCTTAATTCCTCGTATGTCTCAGGTGTAGGCATATCCCACTGGCTAGAACCCCACCTAAAGCAATGGTCTGCGGATTGCCCCGCAGTACAAATCAACTGCTTTTTTGTTAAGCCTAATGCCTCTTGATAATCCTTAAAATATTGCCTCAGGGTAGTAAAGTTATTCATATCTAGCTGAACGGTAGTCAATCCTGTCTCATCTTGGAATGTATAGAATAAAAGATACTCTGCCATCTGCTGGTAATTTCGTAGCCCATCAGGAACAACAAAGCCATCAAGAAATCCTTTATTATCCGCCTCTTCAAACCGCTTATTCCAGACGATAAACTGCTTAAATATAAACCTCGTATTTAGCTTAATCCAGCACATCAATTCGGCTATCGTGGGCATTTGGTTGTGAAAGCAATAGAAGCTACCGTTTTCAGCCAATCTGTCCTCTATGAGCCTTAACCACACGCCACTCCACTCAATGTAATTCGGTATCCTGTCCCATTCGGCTTTCTTAATGTTATACGGCGGGTCAGTCAGCACCAAGTCCACCTTCACATCTAACTGCGGCAATATCTCCCTGCAATCACCGTGATATATAGTTACCCATTCATCTTGATAATATGGCTTCACCACTCACTCCCTTAAAGTACATCGGTTCGCTCTCCATCTTTTATGTTTAACCGGGCATTTCTTGTCTTAAATGGTATCGTGTCGGAAAATCATCTATTATTTTGAAAAGGCTATTCTTGTGTTTTTTGAAACCAGCACAATAATTTTCAGCGAATAGCGGATTTAGGTTATTCTTCAGAAACACCGGTATTCCAGCCTGGTCCGCAGCTCTGACTACCTCCTCCACCCACTCAATCTTCGGCTGGAGCGTCCACTTCCTGCCCCAGGGCATAGGTGTCAGCTCGGGATACTTTCTGGCCAGCTCCATTATTTTAGACTTCCTGCCAGTCAGAGCACCGATGATTGGCCAATTCAGCAAGGGAAGCATCGGCAATACTGCTGGGTTGATACGCTCTAATAGCGGTTCTAAGCTAATGTATTTGACCTTAGCGATCACTCTCTTTAGATAGTAGATTGCATCGTTGTACATCTGCCTATTGGTCGCCGTCACCCCGACCTGGCAGTTATCCGGGAACGGAGACCACTGAGGCAGCCTTTCAGGCTTCTTGGTCAGGAACAGGAAGGTGTGCTGGGGGAAGTCCTGGCACCGGTTCAGGATACGCTCCATCCAGTCGTCAAACAGGAACAGCTCCATTGTGCTGCCGACAAATACCCTGACCGGCTTCTCGGGTAAAGTATTAAAGACGCTGGGGCAAAACCTAATCTCAGGATTCCACCCGAAGCGGTCGTACATTTCCCCCGCGTAGCAATAAGGGCAGGCCACTGGGCACTTGCCCTTAACGGGATTTAAGGTCCAGTCAGTCCACTCTATACCGCTTTGGCTCACTACTTCTTTCCTCCATGAGAACAGCCGTTAGCGGGTGAGGGAGTCGAACCCTCTCCTCCGGCTAATGGGGCCAGTGACTTAACCGTTTGTCCTACCCGCGACCAAACCAGCTAATTATTCATCGTCAATCCTTTTTTTCCCTACCTTCCCTGCAAACTCTATCCAGTATTTATCTTGTGTAGGGTCAGAAGACATAGTATAGGGAACATTAAACTCGGAAAACCATTTCGCAATTTCTATCATGATTTCCTGCTCAGACTTTTTAAAGTCTAAGTGACGAAATGATTGGTCCTTCTTCAGAAGAATCTCGCTCACTTCACGAGGCAGACCATAATTTTCAAGATTTTTCAATCCTTGGCGGTCTTCTAAAAGTCTCTCCAGTTCGGCGTCCTCCACGATGTTATCATCCATGTGGATTTGGGGCCTGGCTTTAGTTGTGGTTACCATTTTGACCTCCTTGATATTTATTTCCTGTCAACTTTTTGGTCAATTTCTACCCGACTTTTGACACCTTAATTACCTGACTGCTGCAATCTTCCGATAGCACTCTGCCGGCGTGTCGCTAATTTCACTCTGGGAACTGAACCCTAACTCCTTAAGAACCTGGGCCGGCTGGAGCTTGAAGTTTTCATTACAGGCTTTATATAGGTCATTTATAGTCTTGATGGTATCCGGGTCGCGCTCCGGGTTCTCGTCCTTGGCTTCCTGCTCTGTCTCGGTTTCTGCCGTCGCCGCGGGTTGTGTCGGTGCCGCCGCTTTTTTCTTGTTCTCGTTGCACCAGCTACCATCATCGAGTTTATGGGCATACCAGACCGAGCCACCCCTGGTCTTTTTCTCAAAGGGGCAGCCATGCTCTACGCACCAGTGCTCTTTTAAGTGGTCAGGTGGGTTCTGGGTGTCTATTGCTGGTGGGGGGACAGGCTTCTCATCAACCTCTTTGAATTCACCTTCAATAACAACCCCGGCTGCTTCCTCGGGCATGACCTCTATGCCCTCTGGCATTTCGCCAGGGCGAAGCCGATCCAGGGCTTGAGATTCAGAGCGAATCGCTGCCATATTGAATTTCGTGTTACCCTTATCCATTCCTTTCGGGGTATCAGCCTTTGGCCAGAAACCATAACCGACTGCCTCAGCGCTGGTCTGCGGGTCCTTGACTTTAGTGATTACCCAGAGCTTGTCATTGTCAACCTCGCCGAAAGTAGCCATTTGCTCCTTTTCGGTCATCACCCGCGGTGTATTATCCACATAACTGTAGCTGCCCCGGCGTGAAGATAGCAGCCTCTTGGCTTTGATTCCCATTACAGTGACCCAATCTTCCCCGATGACCTGGGTGTGGTCCCTGTTCCACTTCTTGAACATGATAAGAAATACGTGTTTCATAAGCGGATTGAGACCGTAGCTGGCACATAGCATGACCGCTCTGGAGACTTCTTCCACCGGAGCATCCGGGTAAACAGCCATAATTATCTCCCGCGCTTCCGGCTTCGTAAGCGAAACAACTCCCATATACTTATCGAGTGCCCTAGTCTTTACTTCTCCATGTTCGTCTACCATGATTTCCCTCCTTGTTTTTATATTTAATGCACCTAATCCTTCTTGCTTATACCGGCTTGCCTCTCGCTCTATGCCCTCATGGTGTGTCCGGAGCCAGTCGTTACAGGCTAAAAATGCCTTGTGATTATCAAAGTCCATGAAGACATTGAGCATCCCACCGCAGACCTTACACTGGTTGGTCTTGCGGAGCTTCTGTAAATCTTCTCTGGTTACCCGACCTTCCTCTTCGTATAATGGCATCAGTACACCTTTATGAGCCTAGTATGGATTTCGTAATACTTAATCTCCATCTCAAACTTTATGCGGTCCCATGCTGAGTAGTGAATCGCCTCACCATATCCCCAGGTTATCTGGTGACCACAACCCGGGCACTCAAGAAGGTCAGCAGCCGAGATACGGTATAGGCTGCCGTCTCCTTTGTGCTCCAGCACCCCGACCCCTGTTTGTTCGGTTTTATATTCCTTTCCGCATTTAGCGCAGCATGGTTTGTATGGCATCTCTACCTCGCTCTCACGGCTATAATGGGCTCGTTGTAAAAGCGCACTCCCGCCACAGGCTTAGTATCGTGGTGTTTCTTGGCGATAGCGTTGAGCATCGCGCTATCTATCACCAGATATTCCCTCGGGACCGCCAGAATATCAACGATTTCATATTTCCAGTGGTCAACCGTGCCGGCCGTACCCATGTCAGTTGAAGTTGCCTTTGCTACCTCCGGAGATACCTCAACAAGACCTACCGGCTCAGACAATTCACCCTTGAGTCGCATTTCGGCCTCGGCTGCCTCTTGCCTTTTCCGGTTAATCTCTTCCTGCTCCCTGCGGATGCGGTCCTGCTCTTTCCGATAGTCGAGCATCTTGTCCCGCGTGATTTTATCTGCCCCCAGAATCGGTAGCATCAGGTATTCATAAGTATTTCGGATAGCCTCTGTCTGTGCCTTCAGTGGCTCCAGGTATTCTTTGCGCTTGCTCTCCATCGCCCTCTTGAGCTTGGCGATGGCACTGAGGTCATCGGTCGCCAGTTTATTATCCTCCGCCGTGGTGATGACCCTGGCCTCGGCATACTTCAGGATTTCAAGAGCCTCTCCGAAATATCCCCTCGCCTCAATGTCTTCCCCGGGTCTCAGAGCTAAGGCTGTCTCGGCCATACACTGAGAGCAACCATCCCTGAGTATGAATTCTCCGTGCTTCTTGCAGGTTCCTTTAGCGCCTTCCATAATTTACTCCTTTCCTAGTTCTGGCTGAGATTGGCAAGACGTAGTTTGGATTCCTGGAGTGCTACCCAATCTAGGATTGCGTGTCTGGTGATATACCAACTTTCACCCCAACCGGCCACCTTATCCCACTTGAAAGCCTGGTGAAAATTTCTGGATATTTCAGGGTCAGTGGTAGCATCCAGCAACAGAGCTAAAGCTAATTGAGCCGGCCCACTCCCGCCATAACCCCACTGGAAGCCGTCAGGTGAATGGTTCCAGAGTTTCTGGCTGGGACCTGGTGATAGCTCGGAAGGTTCGCCATCCGGCGTGAGCTTCTTGAACACGGTCTGAACACCGCCGTCTGATATGCGATTAGCATAGTAAAGGGTCTCAGGATAGATTTGACAGGCATCACTACTGCGGTTTAGAATAGTGCTAGTTAAACTCAACTTTTACCCCTTTCCGGGGAGCTAGTAGCTACAAGACTGACTAGCTCCCCACTTTTATTTTGCAGTTTCCAAAGCTCCTTCAGCTCACTTAAATTATTAGGCAACCGATTACCTCCTTTTAGTTGATATTGAGCCTGTGGAACTTGTTGCTGCCTAAGCTCTGATATGGTGGGTAGCCTCCCGGCTAGTCCACCACGCCGGCCAATCTCCCTAAACCACTCTCGCCCATATCTGGCTAATGTTGCCTGTCCTCCTAAAGCCCCATATTCCTGCCAATCTGTATATGGCCGACAGCAGATTAGACAATAAAGCCTGCCATCCTCGTCTTTAAGGATGAAGCTGCTACCACAATGCCGACACTTCGGCTTAGTTATTATTTTCCGGATGATGGACATGACAGCCTATCTCTCTCCTTGTGGTACTTTGAGTGTTGCCCATGAGTCTTAAAAAGTCTTAGATTTTCTCTTCGGTTATCTTGCTTATCTTCAAGACTGCCCATAGGGTATTTAGTTCCCCTGTGATGTACAGCTTCTTCAGGTTCCAAGAAGCGACCAATGGCTGCCTCCATTACCAACCGGTGCTCAAAAACATTACCGTGACTATCAGCATTTGGGTGACTAGGGCTATAGACGGTAATGTATCCATTCCTAACTTTGCGTGATTTGCGTTTCTTCAGAGCCTTATGGGATTGACTCATTCTCTGCCTTGTTTCTACGCTGGCTTTCTTCCCTGTGTTTAGTCTGCTTAGCTTTAGTTTTGTCCCTTCAGATAAATGCTTGCCTTTCAGGGCACATGAGAGGCAGAGCTTACTTCTAGGTTCTCCGTGAACTAAACGCACCCACCTTGTTCTGCCACAATCCTGGCAAGGTTCAAGGATTTCTATTTCGCTATTCCTATTCCGCCTAGTTGCAGTTGTCATTACAGATCCGCACCGCATTGCTGATGCTTCCAGTAGTCCCGCATGTTCTCAGCTATTCTCTGATTCTCGCATTGGTGGAATTCTGTGATGCCCTTACCGAATTTATAGAGGATGCCGTTTACAAAGTCTCCTAGATATTCCCCACAATCCGGGCAGTAGGCTATCTTTGTTTTTGCTGTCGCCGGTGTTACCATAGTCTTTCTCCTTTCTGTCTAGATTTTGATTTGGTGCTATGGTTCGTTACTGTTTTGCCATATCTTCCTGGCTCTTAATACAACACCACTCCACCAGGCCTTAAACCCACCTAATATGCCATCCTGTGAGGTCTGGTAGGCGTTTGTGGAGTCGCCGGGGTGGTTAGATAAATATTCCATGACGGCACTTCGTATTTCAGGGAAAGTCCCAGCCAAAGCACGGATAAATTTACCACCGGGCGGTCGGCGTCCGTTCTTAATCTTTGACCAAGTGGAAAGGTTGATACTCAGCATTTTAGCAAGCTGGGTGTCAGTTAATCCTCTATGCTTCTGTAGATTTTTGATGTCTCTAATTAGGGGTAGCATGGTTGTATTTATCTCCCTCCTATGCATATAATTATAACCGTTTTTGGCGTTTTGTCAAGTGGTATGGAGATATTTTTCTCCATCTTGAAAAAAATACTTTAGGGGGTGGATAATGTTAAAAATGGGGAAAGAGACAGTAGGTCAAAAATTAAGGTTGTTGAGGGATAGTAAGGGTTTAAGCCAAAGACAGATGGCTATGCGCTGCGGTCTTGATAGGGGTTATATAAGTCAATTGGAATCCGGCAAAACTGAAAGCATCACATTGAGAACGGCAGAGACTTTGGCAAAAGGATTAGATATGCCTGCCACTGTCTTCTTTGATAAAGAGACCCCAGAGGATATTCTGGAGCGTCTCAGGTTAGCTCAACCGATAAGCATCCCGGTCTATACCAAGTTCCCCTTTCCCGGTGGGGAATTGACAGATCCCTTAGAATATGTGTATCGGGAAAGAAAAAACAATCCTTACAAGAATGTGGAGGGGTATTTAGTTAAAGGATATAGTCTTCAGCCAGATATTCAGGATGGCGATGTAATCATTGTTGAGCGGGATGGGCAGATAGACCCTGGTAATATCGTGGCTTGCTTATACCATAGCGGGCTGCATTTAGGACGTTTGAGGAAGATTGATGGAAAAATGTATCTTGAAACCAATGAAAGAAGAATGAATTTTCAATGTTTTCAGTTTGCAGCTCCGGTCATTGAGGTAATAAGAAGGCTGAAGTAAAGAGAAAGGGGGCATGGCTGCCTCCTAACCGCAAAGGCTCGCTTTTAGCTTCTTTAGATGGGGTTCAGGTGGTCGCAGGTTCAAATCCTGTCACCCCGATTTTGAAGCTAAAAAGCGGTTAGGCAGCCGAAAAATATCGTGCTAGAACACATGAATTACCAAAAACCCCAGATACAAGTCGTATCTGGCCTAGAACACATGAATGCTCAAAAAAGGGGTTCTCTTCCACTAGGTTCTCAGATAGGCTCGCTATCTGCTCTAGAACACATGATTGCCATGGGAGACCTTAATGGCCAACTAAAAGCCTTCCTGCTTTCCTGTAAAGTGGATGAGCTGACACCAGCCACTCTAGCTGACTATGAGCAGAAGATTGGCGCTTTTGTCCGCCACTGCACTGAGATAAACATTAGTCAGCCTGGAGATGTCAATGTCAGCCATGTCCGTATGTTTCTACTGATACTCCAGGAGCGATGCAGCCCCCATTCGGTCCACGATTACTATGGCTGTGTCAAGCGATTCTTTAACTGGCTTGTCTCTGAGGGAGTTTTGCCGGCTAATCCAATGGCTAATATGCGCTCCCCCCGGGTGCCCAAAAAAATCATCCGCCCCTTTACGGCTGAGCATATCAGGGATCTGCTGCTCCTGTGTGATGAGAGTAGATTTCTAGGAGTAAGAAACCGAGCCATCATCCTGACTTTTGTGGATACCGGTCTGAGGCTTTCCGAGCTGGCCGGCATCCAGTTGAAGGACATTGATTTTGACAGAGAGATGATTAAGGTCATGGGCAAGGGAGCCAAAGAGAGGGTCGTAGGCATTGGCAAGGGAGCACAGAAGGCGATACTCAGGTATCTATTGATAAGAAGAGACAATCATCCCTGTCTCTGGGTGACTGAGGAAGGCAGACCGATGCAGGCCATGGGTATCCAGATAATGATTAGAAGGCTGGGGAAAAGAATTGGAATAGCAACGGTCAGGTGTTCGCCACATACTTTCAGACACACCTTCGGGACCGTGGCCATGCTCCATGGTGCCAGCGAGAGAGAAGTCCAGCTACTCTTGGGACATAGCACAGACCGGATGACGAAACGCTACACGGCCACCATAACCAGTGAGAATGTGGTCGTCAGGCATA